GAGCCGTCAGAAACTGACACTTTGAACGAACAGCCGATTATTTTAGAGACGTTAAAATCATTTTCACAATCATTAAATTTAAAATAATGGACGAATTATTAAAAAAAGAATTAGAAAGCATTAAAACTGGATTGGAGACTAAATCTTCAATGGAAGTAAAAGCGCAAGTTGATGCGTTTGAGGTAAAATTTAATGCAGCAACAGAAGCTCAAAAAACAGCGTTTGAAGCAGATTTGAAAGCTACAAAAGAAGCAATGGAATTGAAATTCCTTGCTGATATTAAAACTGTTCAAGATCACGCAGATTCATTGGACTTGAAATTGCAGGCAAAACAAATCGAAACAAAAGCAGGAGATTTTAATGATGAACTTGCAAAAGCTATCATTGGTAAAACTTCTGAAATCGAAGCTTTCAGAGATAAGAAAAGCCAAAGAGTTGAATTGGAAGTAAAAGCTGTTGGCGACTTTACAACTGCCAATGTTACAGGCGGTAGCCGTTACGGTCAAATCTTTGCTCCAGAAATCATTATGCGTCCTTCTCGTAAAGTACACATGGACGAAATTTTACCGGGCGGAACGATTGGGGCTGGGAACTCATTTACTTTTATGCGTGAAAACGGTGTAGGAGAGGGAGAAATTGCGCCAACTGCCGAAGGAGCTACCAAAGCACAATTTGACTTGGATTTAATTGAAGCAACTGTTCAAATCGAAACTATCGCTGGTTGGATTCGTGTAACAAGAAAAGCAATGTCTAACATTCCGGGATTCATTTCTTACTTGCAAAGACGTTTACCACAGAAATTCAGAAACGTATTAGACCAACAAGTTTTATACGGAAATGGTACTTCTCCGCAATTGAAAGGTATTTTGACAAGTGGAAACTTTACAGCCTCTACCGCAACAATCACATTGCCTTTGATTGAAAAAATCATTACTGATGTATCGGTATTGGAAGACACTTACGAAAGAGAAGCTAATGTGATTCTTTTACGCCCATCTGCTTACTATTCATTCTTTTTGAATAAAGCTGCTGGTTCTGGAGAATACGATTTACCACAAGGTGTAACGATTGTAAACGGTCGTTTATATTTTATGGGAATTCCTGCTTATGCAACTACCGCATTAACTTCTCCTGATTATGTTGTTGGAGATTTGGAAGGAGCGCAATTACTTACTCAGGAATCAATGAGAATTGAGTTCTTTGAGCAAGATGGAACAAACGTTCGTGAGAACAAAGTAACCGTTCGTATCGAGGGTAACTTTGCTTTACCAGTTTACGGAGCTGATTACTTCATCAAAGGGACTACTGCACAAGCATAGTTAATTTAAAGAAAGGACAAATAAAAAGCCACTCAATTACGAGTGGCTTTTTTTTATTTTAATAATTTAGCTTTTTCGGCTTCGCTTGGAAGAAAGAATTCCCTGCCAAACAAATCTGACAAAGAGAGCTCAACACTAAACTTACTACCCTCGGTATATTGCCCTTCCAATTCCACATCTTCCATTTTGAAATTGAATAAAACCTCTAATTGTTCAATAGGTAATTTCCTTATAAACCTTTGAATAAATAATCTTTTAGTTCGTTCAACACTCACATCGTTTATAAAATAAACGTGCTTTTGTAAAGTTTCAAATGCGGTAAATTTACCGTCTTTTTCTTCAAATCCTGCTGATGTACAGCCAATAATTTCTGATTCCATAGTTTTATAAATTAAAAACGCCACCCCTCGCTACAAAGAATGACGTTTTAATATTTTTTAGTGTAGCGAATTACAAATATATGAAAAAATCACTATCTTTGAAATTATAAAAATAAAAGTTATGAAAATCACATTCTTAAAAGACCATTTAGAACATAAAAAATACGATACTATCGAAGTGACTAACGAAAGAGGTAATTATTTTATTAGTACAAAAGTAGCTGTTGAGTCCAAACCTAAAAAAGCAAATAAATGACTAGTTATTTAGATGTAATATCGTTGGATCAGGCTAAGAATTATCTAAAAATAGACGATTCGTTAACGGAAGATGATGATTTGATTATTGGTATGATTAATAGTTCATTGTCTTTTATTGAAAAGCGAACTTGTCATATTTTCAAAACACGTGACAAAGTTTATTATAAAGATTGCGCTTTGGTTCAGCAAGTGAAAGTATATGATTATCCGATTACAAGTGAATTGGACATTACTTATAGACCATTATACGCAATTGTACCAACTACTAATGATACCGTAACTTTAACAATTGGATATACTTCGATAGACGATATACCAAGCGAGTTAATAGACGCAGCGTATCAATTAATTAAAGTTTGGTATTACGAAAGCGAAAAACAAGAAAACACTACTTTGATACCGTTAAGCGTAATGCAATCAATTGATGTAAACAGGAGGTTTATTTAATTATGAATAAGACACAAAAAAAAATATTATATATTTGGTTGGCTATGTGTATAATTATATTATATGTTGGCTCAACACAATGGAAATATTTTATATCTTAAACTAAAATGAAAGCACGAAAATACAACCGTAAAATAGAAATATTCAAAACCACTTCTACACCTGACGGATTTGGTGGCAATATCGCTACGGATATTTCTTTAGGTTTATTTTGGGCAGAAGCAAAACAAAATAGTGCTTTTCGTGATAATTCCATTGGTAAATCGGATATAAAAAACAACTGGTCTTTCAATGTTCGTGCTAATGATATTTTAATGGCTGACAAAGATAATCTTTCAATATTATACCTTGGAGAAAAAATAGTAGTCAATGACATTCGTTATAATGATGAATTAAGACGTGAAATAAGTATTATAGCTAATGGAAATTAAGGGTTTAAATAGTGTTATTTCTGAATTAAGAGCGTTTGAAAAAGATGTTGAAAAACTTATTGATGCCGAAACACAAGCAACAGCATTCTCAATTGAAGCTGAATCAAAAAAATTAGCCCCTAAAAACTTTGGAAAATTAGCGCAATCCATTTCTAATAAAAAAATAAAAATATCAAATTATAAAGTTACCGTGAATGAACTGTATGGTGGTTTTATGGAATTTGGAACAGGAACAAAGGTAAATATTCCTGCCGAGTTTAAAGATATGGCTAATTCATTTAAAGTTCAAAAAATAGGAACGTTTAAGCAAGGATTAGAAGCTATAAAAGTTTGGTGTAGAGCAAAAGGAATAGATGAAAAAGCAGCATATCCAATATTTGCCAAGATATTAGGAGCTGGAGTAAATCCACAACCATTTCTTTATCCTGCTTGGGTAAAAGGCAAAAAAGAGTATGTAGAAAATTTAAACAAGATGTTAGGTAAATTGAAAAAGAAAATTTAGTACTTTTACAAAATGGCAGTAACAGTAAATCCAGATAAACAAATTAGAAAAGCCGTTTTTGACTTGGTAAACAATATTGTTGTATCAACAAAAACAATAAAATGTTTCGATAGTCGTGTTACTGGAAATGCTGATTTGACCGAGTATGTTTTATTAACTGCTCAAACAAAAAATGTATTAAAACCAAATAAATGCGATTACGAATGGGAAACGTCTTTATTGATCGAAATTTATACAAAAACATCGAGCGCAGGAAACGGCGGAAGCCGATTGTTTTTAAATGACATTGAACAAGCGGTTTATGATTTACTTTATCCAAAAATAACAATTACAGGGTTTGAAAACGTAACACAAAACATTACCTTTGAATCACAATTAGAAACAGTTACGGATACTGAAAATATATTTAGGAGTTTTTTAAGATTAAATCTAACATTAAAATAAAAATATTATGGCAATTAAAGGAGAAAAAGGGATTATTTACATTTACGACACATCAGCTTGGAAACCTGTTGCTTGTTTAACATCAAATTCATTGAATACCACGGTATCAATGATTGAAAGCAACACTAAGTGTTTTCCGGGCGTTACCAAGAAAACACCGGGAACATTTAACGGAACAATAGATGCGGAGGGGCTATATATCGACACTACAACGGCAGGGGGAGATACAGCTAAAAAATCTCACGATGCTTTATTTTTGTTGCAACAAGCAAAAACACTTATTCAATGGAAAATCGACACTAATATTGATGATGTAGATTCAGTAAAATATTTTGGTAACGGATATATTACCGATTTAGGAGTTGATTTTGGAAGTGGCGATGAATTGACAACATTTAGCGCAACAATCGATATTGATGGCGATATTTTATTGACAGACCCGAACGTTTGAACTAGCGTTTTCAATAATGTTTTTAGCAATGAATTTGCATAACCTTAAATAAAATAAAATGACAAATACAGCATTAAAGGCGCAAATTGACAGCCAAATTACAAATGAAACGACCCCATTAAGCGTAACGCCAACAGATGTTGGAACAAATATAAAAGCTGTTGTTGACTATGTTGACCAACAAGCACCGATCAAAACAAGTGCTTCGATAACATTAAGCGGAACTACACAGGTTTTGCCTAATGATATTAATTCTTGTTCTTTTACAAATGGAAAAGCGTATTTGCCAACGACAACGGTAATAGGAAAAGAAATTTATGTTATTGCGGTTGCAAACGGAATTGAAATTTCTGCGAATGTTGCAGGAACATCAAAACTATTTACGACATTCAATACATTTATTGCAAACGTTACTTTGACACAATACCAAATGTATAGATTTATTTATATAGGTTTTGGAACAGGTTCTGGAGGTTCTGTTGACGGATACTGGAAAGCTGAATTATTAGACTAATTATGAAAAAAATAAATTTACACATAGGAGGTCAGTATAGAGATTTTTATTTCGGATTAGGCTTTTTAGGTAATCTTTTAGAAACTGAAAACGTACAATTGCACGAAATAGAATCTAATCTTTTAAAAAATTCCTATAAATGGATGCCTTTGGTTATGTATCATTCATTGGCTTGGGGTTATATTAGGAGAAACGAACCAATTCCATTCAACACTTTTGATGTTTCAGATTGGATTGATGATTTAACTGAATTTGATGATGTAGAAGTGGTTTTAAGAATTAATGAAGATGGAACAAAAGAAACTACTACCGTAAAACTTCAAACCGTTGTTAGGACTTTTTTTAAGGCTTTTTGGGAATCAATAAACAAAAATGTTCCAGAACAAAAAGAAGAAGAACAGGCAAAAAAAAAAGTGACGGAAAAATAAACTGGAGCGAAGATGTAATATCTTTCGCTTTAGGAGAACTTAAATGTCCTGATTTGGATTTCGTTTACGATATGACGTGGGCAGAATTTCAAATCAGGCTTTTTGCGTATAAAAGACAAGATTTATACCGCTGGCAACAATTAAGGGAATTAATGTGGATAACTTATATTGCCCCGAATCAAGACCCTAAAAAAATGGTAAAGAAAAAAGAAATTTTCTTACCTTTGAATGGCGATAAAAAAGTATCGGTTGGCATTACACAAGAACATAAAGAGCATTTTTTAAAAGAGTTCCAAAAATGGCAGGAAGCAACTACTCAAATTAATTAGTATGGCAAATTTAGAAGTCCAGATAGGAGCTGATAATTCCGAATTAAACAAAAAGATTAAAGAAGCCGAGGTAAATCTTAAAGAGTTATCAAATATCAAGTTACAACAGATAAAACTTGGATTAGATACTAAGGAAATTACAGGAAATATTAAATCTGTCAAGTCGGAACTCGCAAGCTTAAAAACCATTTCAAAAGATACAGGGAATGCTATTTCTGGTATGGCTCCTAAAGTTGCCAATGGCTCAAATGCACTTATGCAGTTTTCAAGAATTGCACAAGATGCTCCGTTTGGAATTATAGGAATCGGAAACAACATTACCGCAACAACGGAAGCATTCGGATATTTAAAAGCACAGACAGGCTCAACAGGTGGGGCATTAAAAGCGTTAGGTTCTTCCATTATGGGGTCTGGAGGCATTTTACTTGCGGTTTCTTTACTTACTACTGGATTGACTTATTTATCACAATCTGGTTTAACCGTTGGAGACATATTTGATAAAATTACAGGCAATTTTGACGAGTTTGGCAATGCTATTAAAAAAGCAAGTGAAGAGGGTGTAAAAGCTACATCTGGAGAAGTTTTTGGACTAAAAGCTTTAGTTGCCGCATCACAAAACAAGGCTTTGTCAGATAAAGACAGGCTTATTGCTGTTGATAATTTACAAAAACAATATCCGGGATATTTTGGCAATTTGTCAAAAGAGGAAATAATGACCTCTAATTTAACGAGCGTGGTTAATGAATTGACAACCGCCTTAGTTAACCGTGCTATTGCTGAAAAGTTAGCTGGAGCGAGTGCAGATATGCAGTTAAAAGTTTTCGCTGCTAATGCTAAACTGGTTAAACAAAAAAATGAAACTTCAAAATTAGAAGCAAAACTTGAAAAAGATTTAGCAAGTGCTAAATTGTCAAATGCAAATAGTGCAGCACAATTAGCGATAATTACAGCTAAAGGAACTAATGCCATAAATGCTTCAAAAGACGCTGAAAACGAATATAGGCAAGAAATTTTATCAGGAACAAAAGCACTTGAAAGACGGCAAAATGTAATTAACCAGCTTACCGCTTCATCTTTAAAACTCGATCAAAAAACACCAGCTAAAGCTAAAGCGGCAAAAAAAGCAAAGGTTAATCCAAATGCAGGAAATGAATTTAACCCATTTCTAAACGATTTTAGTTCGAGAGTAATTCCAGAAATTGCATTAACATTTAAAGACCCAACGTCTGGCTTTATGGATTGGAATGCGAGTGTAGTTGCAGGTTTAACAACAACAGAGAAAGCATTGTTAGACTTTAACAATAGGGCTTCACAAATAATAAACGGTGCTTTAATAGATACATTTTCAGGCATTGGAAGCGCATTAGGAAACGCTTTAGCTTCGGGAGGCAATGTTTTAAGCGCAATAGGTTCTACTTTATTAGATTCATTGGGAGGTGTTTTAACGTCTATGGGTAAGATGGCAATTGAAATCGGTATTGGGTTGTTAGGTATAAAATTAGCCTTAAAAACATTAAATCCTTATGCCGCAATAGCTGCTGGAGTTGGATTAGTAGCTTTGGGGGCAATATTTAGCAGTAAATCAAAAGCTATTGGAAATTCAATGGGTGGAAGTGGTGGCAGTGCTTCATCTTCAACCGGTTCTGGAGCAAACAATAATAGTTTTTCAAGTGGCGGATTTAGTTCAGCAAGTTCGAATGGCGGAACGGTAGTTTTTGAAATAGCAGGGCAAAAATTAATAGGTGTTTTGTCTAATACATTGAATGCTAACAAAAGGCTTGGTGGTCAAAATTCATTAATTATTGGATAAATGGAAAAATATTTTATAATATTTGAAGATTATTATTTGAGTATTACTCAAAAAAACTACCTTGGATTATCAACTGAAATTTTAGGAAATATTGTTTTGACAAAAGGAAGTGTCGATTCTATTTTAGAACCAATTAGAGGCTCTGGGTTGAATTTAGCTTTAGAAGCTAATCCTGTTTTGACTTTTGATGAATTTGCATTAGCAGACGAACAAACGTACTATGTTACTTTATTAAAAAATAACGAAACCGTTTTAAAGGGATTTATCAAACCAGACGGAATGCAACAATCTTGGGTAAACGATGGATGGATTGTAAATATTGAGGTTATTGATGGATTGGGAGCGATGAAAGATTTGTCATTTGTTCAATCAAACGGATTAAGATTTACAGGCAAAATTTCGTTATTCAATGTAATAAAAGGATGTTTGGACAGAACAGGATTAGACCTTGCTATAAATTCAAGCATCAAACTTGCTTACGATGGATATGTGGGTAACAATGTATTAAAAGATACTTATGTAAACGCTTCTCGTTATTATAAAAATGACGGGGAAACCATTATGGATTGCAACGAGGTTTTGACTTCTGTTTTAAATATCTGTTCGGGAGTAATAACTCAACAGGATGGGCAATGGTGGATTTACAGACCAACCGACTTAAAACAGTCACAAGTTACGCCATTTATAAACAATACAACTGATGAGGTTTTTAATAAAAATCTAAACTATGTTTTAGGCTCTCAAATTGACAATTATTATCCACATCATTGTGATTCTAACCAACAAATTGAAATAAAAGGCGCAATTAGTGCGTATCGTTTAAAGTACGAATATGGTTTTTTGGATGGATTTATTGACAACAAAGAACTGATTCACGACTATTTATTGAATTTTGAAAATTGGACTGTAAATCCAACAAACCAACATCTTATAGTAAACGATCCGTTTGATTTATCAGGTTTAAAAATATATTCAATTGCTGGAAATGTGTTTCTTGAAATAATGACCTCAGATGCTTTTTCTGTATCGGCTGGGGCTATTTTGAACGTAAAAGCCAGTTTATTCACAAATGCTTCTAACCATTTTTTTAGAATGAGATTAAAAAGAAGTGATGGTAAGTACTGCAATAGATTTGGAGCTTGGACAACAAACCCAAGTGATTATTTTCAAGGGCAATGCGGAGCGTTAGGTGGTGGAGCTGCAACTGCTGATTTTAGTTTCGTGACCGAAGCAGTAGATACAGATTGTACCGTTATATTAACGATATTAAAACCTATTTGGGCATTTGCTGGGAGCATCGACCCTGTATTGACAGAGATAAACAAAATAGACGTAACTGACTTAACACAAACGCAATCAGGAGTAGTTGGGGAATTTTACACGGTTTCAAGAACAAACCCACCAAGCTCGATAACTAAAGAAAATCAAACCGTTTTTAATGGTGATTCATCTTCTTTATTGATAGGTTCTCTTTATAAATCTGATAAAACAACACTTACTGAATATTGGAATAGAGAAGGGTTTACAGAAAACAAGCCTATTTTATTGATTAGTGCAGAGGATGATTTGAGAGTTCAAAGAAACCCAATTAAAATATTTAGCGGTGGTATATTTGGATATTTACCCTACTTATCTGTAATCAGTATAAATAACGTTTTAGGATTATTTATGTTTACAGAATACAGTTATGATTTAAGGAGTAAAAAAATATCGGCTAAATTAACTCAATTCTATAATGACGAAGTAGGGGATATTGAATTTCTAATTTCTCCTGATTATGGAAATACTGTAAAACCAACTATAAAAGGTTGATATTTTTTAATATATTTGTGATATGGAATTTACAAACGGAGAAGATAGGATTGTATATTTGAAAATCAATGGTAATTGGATGCCAATTGGATGCCTAACTGGTAACACATTATCCGAAACCTCCGAAATGTTGCCAACAACCACAAGGGATAATGACGGATGGTCAACATCAAGACCAATAATGCAATCTTATACTGTTGGTTTTGATGGTTTGCAAATAAATACAACGGTTAATTTCGGAATATTTACTATTGCAAGTTATGACAGGCTGAAATTGTTAAAACGAACAAAACAGTTATTAGACTGGAAAATACAAGGAAGTATTTTTCCTGTTGTAGATTACGGAAAATGTTATGTTACAGAAATTTCAGAAGCCGCAACAGTTGGGGAATTTTTGAGTTTCTCAGGAGTTTTAACAGGTTTTGGTATGCCGAAAGTTACAACAATAGGCGAAACTGTTCTGAACAATGGCAATCCAAATGTAATATTAGTCACAGATGAAAATGCTAATTTAATAATCAAAACAAAAGAAGTGTAAAATGGCAATAAATCCAGCAGACATAACCACTATCAGAGTAGGCGAATTAGCGCACGCATTACCTACTTTAGCCGATAAAATACCTCACGAAATAGATACTGATTTATTTCATTGTACCATTCAAGAGTTGGTTAATTTATTCAATATAAATGCTAATGCCTTTCAATATGAGGTTAAGACATTGTATGTTAACCAAGCTTATATTGATACCAATTTAGATTCAACAGGATTAGGTGTAAATTTATTGGTTGGTTGGGCAGAAATTAACGGAAATAATGGAACGCCTCCTGCAGCCGGAATGTTTGAATTATCCAGAAAAGAAGATGTTTACAGCATTGGTAGTTTTGGTGGAGAAAAAGATCACACGCTTACAGAAGATGAAATACCACCTATTCCAGCTATTCCAAGTGCTATTGCAGATACCGACAGAGGTACTATGTCTTCAAATTTCTCTTTAGATGATAATAGAAATTTTGGTGGTGGACAACCACATAATAATATGCCACCTTACTATGTTTGTTTAAAAATAATGAAATTATGATAGATCCAAATGCTATAACTACCGTAAGAGTTGACCAATTAGCCGAATCTCCATTTGGATTAACAGACAATATACCTCACGAAGTTGGTCAAGTTTTGAAACGTGGAACAATTCAAGATTTAGTGAATTTAGTATCAACCGCAATTGGCGTTGGTAGTGGCGTTGGTTATTTGCCCATTTCGGTTACAGACGGACAACAATTGCCAGATGTTCCATCAGACCCAAGTTTCTTTTTATGTGGAAAAGGCACGTTTTTAAATGTAAACGGCTATCCTGACATAGTTTGTACTGAGAAATTAAATGCTATAATGTCATTGCCAGACCATTGGGAAATAGCCGTTGAAATACCTATATCCGTAGATATAACTGGGGTTTCTTCCATAACTTCAATCCCATTTGTGGGTTCTGGTCAAGATTACGAATTACCAGCAGGAGCAGTAGCTGTAAAGGGATGGATAAATGACGGTGTGCAACATAAAGAAAAAGCAGGTTTCGAAAGTCGTTTAAACACATTTACACAATCTGGCACTACTACAACTTTCAAAAAAACAATACCAACAGGCGCAAGAGTAAACATTGATTGCTACTTTTAATTCAATCTAATTCCAAATAAGCAACACTCTCATAATCGGGGGTGTTTTTTTTGTTTTATTTGGAATGAATATGAATTATAAAAATAATCTTTGAAATGTGTTGCATATATCAAATATATTCTTATCTTTGTACTCAGATAACAACAAATAAAAATAGAAATTATGACAACTATCCAATCACACAGAACTCACAAATTAGTAGCAAAAACATTAAGATATTCTGGATATAATGCTACTTGTGTAAGAAACGAAAACTTTGATTTCAACAACTACGAAGTTTCAGTAAAAGGAATCAACACAGACGAAGCAAAAGAATTGCAACAAATGTTTTCTTCAATGCTTAAAAACTCAATGATTAACGTAATAGCAAATTAATTATGGATAACATTTGGATAGCCTCAACAATTATATTGGCTTATATTTTTCAAGCTAAACTTTGGATGGAATTGGGAAGACTTTTTTATAAAGAAAGGGAAAATAAAGTTGATAGAGATTATTTAGCGTCTCAGGCAATGCAAGCAATGATAAATAATCCTATGTCAGGGCATTGGGATTGTAAATCAGGGAAAGACAAAAAAGAAATAACTAAATGGGCTTATATGTATGCCGATGAAATGATTAAACAAAGAGAATTATGACACCAAAAGAAAAAGCAGAAGAAATATTATTGAAACATTCAATTTATCCAGATGGTAATAACGAATTAGTGATTAAAGCATCATTAATAACTGTTAATGAAATATTAAACTTTATATTATACGAATCAGTTCCGTCAAGAAATTTTGATTTTTATTCAAAAGTAAATACTGAAATAATAAAGATAAGTAAGTTATGAAATCAACCCACGGAGGAAAACGCCATAATTCAGGGCGTAAAAAAGGAATTGAAACAACGACAATGAGAGTGCCGTTGTGTTTAAAAGAGATTATTCAAAGATTTATAAACAAAAAACTAAATAAAAAATTATGAAACCAACATTAGAAGAAGTTAAGGAGTATTTTAAGGATGCGGAAATTGTGGGAAGCATTTATTATGAACACACGCATTTCCAACCTGATTTAAGCAAAGGGTTATTTACTGGAGATGATATAAATGGTTATTCAAAAGACGGAATCACTTATTCTTTATGGTCTCCAGAACACGGCTACGCAAAAATACTAACCTACAAAACGCCTAAATTCGAGATTACAAAGGAGCAGGTTTTGGAATTACATCACCACGGCCACGATTTAACAAAAACACAATTAGGGGATATTTTTCCAGAGTTTTTTGAAAATGATTTGGTTGTTGGACGATGGATAACTAAAGATGAAGAAGACTGTCTTTGGATTGTTTATATTTCTGAAAAAAATGAACTTTACGGTATAAATCTTGATGGTGTATGGTTTAAATCTGTAAAAATTGAAGAAACCATAAAAGCTATGTTGCGTAATCCAGAAAATCGCTATGCCACTCCGCAAGAAGTTGAATCCGCTTTGATTGGGGAGGCGAAGAAGAGAGGTTATAGAGATGGCGATTTCGTAACTCCATTATGGGAAACTCCATATACAAAATGGTCTTTAATTGGAAATAATTTTAGATTTGAGAATGGAAAACTATATTTGTCAAGCTGTATTTTCAAAGACGGAATCTGGGCAACCATCATTCCAGACGAAACATTTACCAAACCATTATTAAGCCTAAATGATTTGTTATCAGTATGGAGTGAAGACAACGATACGGAATTCTATAAAACTTCTCGATTATTTAAAAGTTTTGAGAAACTAGCTAAATCTAAGATATGAAAACCCTACAACAAATAGTTACAGAAATTAAAGGCTATCCTGTAACAATGGAAGAAGCTTTGCAAATGGCAGAAAATAACTTCGGGCAAATATATGCTTGGGTTAAAGCTGATGTTGTTGAGAAAATGTTGGAAGAGAAAAAATTAAAAGATGATTTATTTAAAACAACTCCAGCAAAAACAGTTGAAGAAGCGGAAGAATGGTGTAAAAGACAATTAGAAAGAAAAGTATATAAGTGAAAATAATTAGTAAAAATTAGAAATATGAGTATAGATGAAGTAATGTCTTTACAGGCTAAAGATGAAATATTTTTTGCGGGTTCTTATTATGAATTTGCAGAATTAAAAGAATTTCCACACGGAATGATGGTTGGAATTTATGATGAAAAACCAAAATCAAACCATATTGACTATTTGAATCCTGAAAGATTATTAAAAGCCTATCCTTGTAATAGGTGTCAGGGTGGCGGTTGTTTAGATTGTGGTGGATTTGGCAAGTACTGTTAACAAATTTAATTCCCTATTCGAAAGTTTAGGGATTTTTTGTATATTTGTGGCTAACACTTTAAACAAATAAGCAAAATGAAAACCTTATTAGCAAAATTCAAAGTTGGTTCAGTTGTTGATTACGGAAATCAAAACATCGAAGCAAATCTTTCAGCCGTTACAAACACGTCCGAAGAAAACAAAACATTTAGCATTTACACACCAAATGCAACCGTTAAAATTCACATTACTAATCCAGAGGCTTTGGATTTTTTCGAAGCTGGAGAAGAATATATTTGTGAATTTAAAAAAGCATAAAAGATAGCTAAGCAGGCTAAAAAATACACGGTCTCAATCAAAAGTGTATTTTCAAAACCACAATTTAATTATTGTGGTTTTTTTTATTTATATTTGTTCAAACATTTTTGATATGAAAAAACTAATATTATTTTTATTGTTGCCGTTGTGGATGTTGGGGCAAACTCCAACAGGTCAGGAACAAGAATTTGACTACAACATAAAGAACAACGCAGCTCCAACAGTTGCTGTTCCAAATTACCTAACAACATCAAGTGCGTTGGGTGTTTATGGAAAAATCGAGCCCATTAATTTACCTGTTTCAATAGCAACACAGGATAGTTTAGATTTAAAACTAAATATTTCTGACCTTCCAACAAACTTAACGCTATACCCAACAACTACAGCAAGTGATGTGGGTGGGTATGTCGTAATGGTTACAGATATTCACGATGTTAGATTTGATGAAACCGCAGTTGACGTTTCAATCGCTGCAATTACCACAACAGGACAATTAATTTCTCAAAGGATTTCTGACGCAGGTGTTTTAATAGGACAGCCAGGCGTTTTTAATATCACAACATTTGGAAATATTAGACGTTTGTCAGGATCGGGAACAGCTACATTTTATTTTGAAGTCTATCATAGAGATTTAGCAGGAACGGAAACTTTGATTTGCACGTCCAGTATTAGTGCATCAGTTTCAGCAAGTTCTTATATGGAATTCACGGCTTCTGGAATTTGGGACAACGGTGATTTCATCGCAACGGATAGAATTGTTATAAAGAGTTATGCTAATCGTATCGCTGGTGGTTCTGACCCTGTTTATCAATTTCAATTTGGAGGCACGCAACCTGTTAGAACATTGCTTCCTGTACCGTTTTCTGTCGTGGATGCAGGGTATGAGGTTAAAACTAACAAACAGAATAGTTTGGCAGTTGATGGAACGGGAGAAAAATATCCAACAGTAGATGCTATAAATGCAGGAACTTTATACAAAAGAACTATCGCTGAAATTCGAGCTTTGACAGGAATTTTACCAAATAATTATTTCTACACAACCGATTTAGGACGTGAAGGAAATTGGTATTATGATGCTTCAGATACTACGAGTGCAGATAATACTGGAACTATTTTGGTTACGGCAGATGGCAAAAGAATAAAAAGGATTTACAAAGACGCAGAGATAGTTTCTTGGTTTGATTCACCAAATAATTCTACTGATTTAGCTTTATTCAATAAAATAATAGCAGCTTCTACAACAAAAAAAATAATCTTCGACAAAGGAACATTTAACTTACAAACATCAAACGCAAACTTGGTTTCGGGTTTAACTTTGATAATGCAAGGAAGTGTTATTCAGAACGGAAACATAACAGGAAATGGAGCAACAATAGAATCTTTGTATGAGTACGAAGCTATTAAATTAACTACCAGCGGAGTTTTTGGATACACTAAACGTGTTTATTATTATAAAACGATGCAAGATGCTAAGGCATCAAGAAACTGGGGCGGAAAGAGGATTTCAACTGGTGGTTTTTGGTATGAAAATGATGGAGGAGGTGCAGAATACACAATCTTAACCTATTCAGAAGCCGATGCAGATAATATATATTTTGATGATTATTGGCATAGTACCGATGTTGCTGGCGGAGCTGGTTTGTTTGTAAAAATGACTTATAACACGGTTTATGCTAAATATACAGGAAGAGATACAGAATTAGATTTAGCTTTTTTTGGTGTGAAATATGATGCTAAATTTTTGAATCCAAGCGATACAAAATATTATTCAGATGCAGGATTTACCACTTTAGCTACTGACAATTATGAACAAATAAGGGGCGCAATCGGTCAGATGGTTTTTTGGTCTGAAAAAACTTTACCTAAAAGTTTGGTTTTGTCAGGAACCCTAATTATAAACTCCACTTTGTACCTAAGTCACGGAGCTTACAATTTTACTTTAAGAGGTAGCGGTTATGCAGAAGAATCTGTAATTTCATCAAACTCTAATTTAGATGTTTTAGTTGAAAATTATTACAGCTCTGCCACGCCAAATGCTCAAACAGGATTTTTAAGTGTTTTTCAAGACATTACTTTCAAAGGAAATAATAGAATCGCTAACGGTATGATTGTTAAACAAGGACACGAGGCAGATGGTTTGGCGAGGTTACAATTTCACGAATTTACAAACGCAGGTCTTGTTTTATATGGTGTTAGTTCGACATTCAAAGCCGATACAATGACTTGTTTCGACAATAAATATGGCATTCTTATAACAAGTACGCATCCTTATAGACTTACGGATAATACAAGCAATTGTGATGGATTAATGTCGTTGTACAAAGTTAGCGGTGACAGAAATACAGATGCTTTAATAGCTATTGACAATACCGTTGTTGGCGGTTCTGTAAACATTCAATCCATTAAGTCAGAAAATAATGATAATGCTACCATATTGATTATGAGAAGTGCTGCAACTCAATATATCAGTATTAAAAATGCTTTTTCTAACGGTGATGGTGATTTTCTAAAAATAGAAAACTATGTTGGAGATTTACCAACAATAGAAATGGAAGGGGTTTTTCACAATGACCCAGATACAGACAATTACGATATAAACGACTTGAAAAATAGTAAGCAAATAAGGTTTTATAAAAATCCAACAGCTTCATTTCCACATACAATTTATACCAATGGAACAACGGAATATGGTAATGGTTTGTCAGTTTACAGAAATGGAGATAACAGTACTTTAGAAACTACTCGAAAATCAGGAACAACGGCTCAGAGACCGACAGGTATTCCAATTGGATATTCTTATTATGATACTACTTTGTCAGCTTCTATAATTTGGAATGGTTCTTCTTGGTTGAGTTCGGTAACTGGTACAGGAACGACAAACTATTTACCAAAGTTTTCAAGCGCATACGGTGTGGCAAACAGCTTATTTTATGACAATGGTACGTTCATAGGTTTAGGTTCTACAACTTACAATGGTTTTAAGTTTGATGTTGCAGGAAGTTCTATTTTTAGACAAACAGGAGCTTCTTCTACTGTTTACTCAACAATTACAGCAGGGTCTATCGCTTTTGGGAATAGAGGTGGCGGAGCAATACCTATGATTGCAACAAGAACAGCGTCCACAACATCTACGGGGCTAATTTTAGCGTCTATTCAAAATGCGGATGCAACCAGAACAGCCGAAGCAGATTTTACCTTTAGAACAGGATTTGAAACTGGTAGCGATGCGATTCAGAATTTAACAACAACAGGATTAGCTTATTCATTTGTCAATGGTTCGGCTAATTTATTTAATATTTATAGAAATGGATTGTTAAATATTCCAGTTACACCCACAACGTCCGCAGGGACTTATGATTTTGTGACCAGAAACACAAGTACTGGTGTTGTTGAGAAAGTTACGAGTGCATCGATTGCGCCCGTTGCTTCTCCTGCTCTCACAGGAACACCAACAGCACCAACAGCAACGGTAGGAACAAATACCACGCAATTAGCTACAACGGCATTTGTGCAATCTACAATAACAACTGGAGCAACGTCTATAATTAAGCAATTAACACCAGTATCACACACAGGAACTACTGTTCAAACCGATTTAATAGATATTTTAATACCGGCCAATACATTGTCATCGTCAGGAGTTTACAAGGTTTTTGTCATGGCTAGCATTACTTCTGGAACTGGGTCAGGAGCTACGCTGCACGTAGACCTTACTGGCGATGTCACTCCATTTATTAGAGGGGTAGGTATTGGAGGTGTTGGCACAACCCCTGCCAACGGAGCTACAAAAGTAGAAATGATGATACAATTAAATAGTGGTTTTAGAATAAATCACAATCAATCAGGTCACTATTATTCAGACATTGGTATTTCACCAAAAACAAGTGTAGCTTTTGACACTAGCGTAGATAATCATTTAAAAGCTGGAATTACACTCGTAAACGCCTCAGATACTTACCAAATTGACTATGTAATATTAAAAAGAATAGATTAATATGACAACAATCACCATCGACACAGGCGAAAGCGTTTCTTTAGGTTTTGAAATAAACGGCATCGATATTGCGGACTTAATCGATTTTTCGGTTTATTTCGGAAATATAAAGTATTCGATTTTAGACAGCACGATTGAGCAAGATACTTCGAACGAAAGATTATTTTTTGTAAAAATACCTTCAAACGTGACAAGCAGAATGCCGAACAGCAATAATATTTCTTTCTCATTGGTTACGGAATTTTTAGGCGTTTATAAAGAGGATAAAATTGCTATTCTAAGCGTAACAAAAACCAATGAAAAAACATCTTTACCAAGAACCAGCGAATTTATAACCGCTACTTTTGTTATCGATGTTGTTACCAATGTTGTTACTACAAACGTAATTTTACAACAAATTTATGCGAGTGGTGGTTCTGGTGGAGGAAGTGGCACGGAATACGAAAACTTATTTTCTTATACAACAGGAGCGCAAACATTTGCAGTTCCTTCTACATTGAAAATTATGAGTGTTACGCTAAATGAAGGGCGAGTTTTGAGAAAAACAATTGAATGGTCACGAACTTCATCTACTCAAATAACGATACTTTATCCATTGGAGGTTAACGACACTATTTACATAACAGGACTAACTAATTAATTATGAAAAAGATATTATTAATATTATTGATTCCAATTTATGGTTGTTATGGACAAAATCCGACACCGTTTACAAAGATTAAGATAACTGGAAATTCAACCAGCACAACAGCCACAAAGGTTAATGTTCAAGAAACCAATGGAGAAATTAATTCTATTGCGAAAGCCGATTTAATCGAATATTTAGAATATACAACCGCTTCGGCTTTACCAGTTACGGGTGTTGTTGGTAAAATATATTGCACCAAAGACGATAATAAGCTTTACCGATGGACAGGACTTGTTTACCAAGAAGTTTCTCCTGGTTCTGGTTCGTACACCGAAACTGACCCAGTTGTAAAAGCAATCAACGGCATAGTTAAAAGCAACGGTACAACTATTTCGGCAGCGAGTGCAGGTGACTTTCCAACACTAAACCAAAATACGACAGGTACAGCGGGCGGATTATCGGCTAATATTACACAAAGTCAAGTGACTAATTTAGTTCCAGATTTAGCTTTGAAAGCACCGATTGCAAATCCAACATTTACAGGAACAGTTTCAGGAATTTCCAAAACGATGGTCGGATTAGGGAATGTGGATAATATTAGTGACGCAAATAAACCTGTTTCAACAGCTACTCAAACCGCTTTAGATTTAAAAGAAAACACTTCAAATAAATCCGATAGTTACACGACATCAAGCTCAACGACCTACGCAAGTACTAAAGCTCTTGTAGACGGATTAGCTTCTATTCCTTATACTGACATATCAGGAAAAGCCGAAATACAAGGCACTATCCTATACCACTCGGCAACTTGGATAGACGCAGGTTCGTTGTCGATTAGCGGAAATGTTGTAACAGGTACGGGAACTTCTTTC